CGACGTTATGAGGCACTTACCGACCACCAAGCGGAGCGAGTCCATGCCTAGCCTCCGGACAGCACGTCTGCCGAATCGCCTTCGACTCCTGGGGCAGATGACGCGCACCGAGGATGACCTGGAGCAGGAGGCGAGGATAGCGCGGTGGCAGGGGAAATATCCTGACCGAGAGGCCCTGCGGTGGTGGAAGAAGAACGGGCGGACGATACGGCTGCCGGCTTGGATACATGATGCAGGGCGGTGGGATGAGCACCCGGACGCGACGAGTCTGGATATGTACCTTGAGAACGACGAGGAGACTGGCGGCGGGACCGGCCTGCGTGCGATAGCGGTAGACGGCGTAGAGGATGAGGCGCTGGGGAAAGCGTTCTGGGAGGGGGTGCTGAAGCGGGCGAAGTTGTCGGAGTGGCAGATGGTGTGCCTACGTAGGGCTATCACGGATGATGGATTGTCGCACCGGGAACATAATTCGGCGATTGTAGCCCGGAGGAAAATCCGCCAGGTGCTCGCGGAGATTGCCGACGAGGAGAGGCGGCTGTTGGCCTGATGGGCGATTGCGCGGTTCATGAGCGGTACGTGGCGAGACGGGAGAACGTCGTTCATTTAATCCAAGGAGGCGCACGATGATACGGTTGGGCGAGAAGGCGACGGACAGGATTACGGGCTTCACCGGCGTGGTTGTGGCGCACATTGAGTATCTGAATGGATGCGAGCAGTACGAGCTTCAGCCGGAGGGCCTGCAGAAGGAGAACCGCCAACCGCTGGAGGCCAAGTGGTTCGACGTGCAGCGGTTGACTGAGAAGAGCGGAGTCGAAGTTGGTGGCCCGGGTGACGCGCCGCCGGGACCTTCAAGGCCGTAGGGGAGACGGGAGAACGGAAGTGGGTGACGCCGCGCAAAGACAGCCCTGGGAGAGACGAGCGGGCGAGCCGAGTCGGTGCTATGCGGCCTTCTGCTACGTGCGAAATCTGGGGCCAGAACGCACGATCCGGCAGGGCGTGAAAGTGTATCTGATAGGGGACTGCCCCAAGAATGCCCCACAACGCGCCCGGCAACAGCGTCGATACAGGACACATGACAGACCGGCCGCCTATCTGGAATCGGTACGTGGACAATGGCGCAGGTGGAGTAGTCGATTCCATTGGTTTGAGCGCTGTGGAGCCTATGACGTTTACCAGGAGTATCTGCTTCGCCATGCCGAGCTACGGGCAGAGTCGGCGGCAGTAGAGCAGAAGGCGGCCGAGCGGGTCCAGCAGCGGGAGTTGCTTACCCTTGAGGCCGTCACCCTCCGCACGATTGCGCGGCTGCTCGCGATGCAGATTCTCGCGGTACTGAAGGACCCGGAGCAACTCAAGCAACTGAAGCTCCATCGGGTCAAGGTTGTGGCCGGCGATACCCTCAACCGTACCGAGACAGTCACCCCCGGCGTACTTGACTTGCTCAAGCTCACTGGCGACGGGCTGAAGGTCGGCTCCGAACTCTACCGGGTAGCACAACTCGGCCAGCCCGACGATGACGGCAAGCCGAAGACGGCAGAGAAGCGGGTCGAGGAGTTGGCGACGATTATAGCGGGGCAACTCATGGGCATGGATACGACGGCGATGCTGGCGCTGCGGGAAGAGCTGCTCGGGCTGAACGGAAAGGCGGAGGCGAAGTGAGCGAGAACGACGAGCGGATTCCGGTCTACCAAGGGTGTTGCCCAGGACACCACAACGAAGCCGATGCGATATATCCAGACAAGCGCGTGTGGAGCAATGGGAAACCATACGTGGCCCGTTCCGACATCGAGGCGGTGGTGGACGAGCGGATAGCGGCACAGAAGGAAGCCAGGGAGCCTGATCGTTCGTATGTCAAATGTACCATGCCATACCAGGTCTTCCCGCACGGTTGGTCGTTGTGCTACGAGGTAGGGGAAGACCCCCTCCGCGAGAAGGAGGCTGTGGCAGAGGTTGACTGTAGCAACGAACGAGAGGACGGCTTCTGCCTGCTGCACATCCGCAAGGGCGAGAGCGTTAGCATCGACAGGGGGAACCTTGCCGTCTTAGGGCTGAGGCATGGGGACAAGATAGCATGGCGTCGGATAGCACGGACCCCGGAACCCGACCCCCTCCACGAGGCCGCGCCGCCCTTTCGGACAACTGAGACCTGGGATGGAACTGTCGGTGCCTCAACAAGCGGCCCGGTGGTTACGGAAGCACGAGGGGGCGATGAGGAAACTAGCGGACCGATAGACCCCTTCCGCGAGGCCGTGCGGGAGTTCGCGAAACGAATGGGCGGCCACAACTGCTTCACGCAGGAACAGGCCGCGGCATTCCGTGAGGTCCGCGCGCTGCTGGGGGACGAGGCTAGAACCCCTCAGGTCATCATGGCAACCTTGCCTGGTACGCAGTCCTTCGTGCTGGACGGCAAGGAGGTGTCGATAACATTCTCAGCAAAGGCCAGGCAGATTTGCCTACAGGGCGGCGATGATTCCGCAATATTCCTGCTACCCGACGAGGAGAAGACGGACGAGGCATGACCGCAACCCCCGACATTCTGGAGGCGGTGCGCGACAACCCCGCGGCGATAGAGGCCCTGATCGAGGGCCTGGACGCGGTGCTGGCCCCGCGCTTCGCTGAGGTGTACGCCGACCACCCCGACCGCTTCGTACTGGAGTGCTTCACCTGGAAACCGGGTGAGGGGCCGACACCAGACCAGCTCGACGTGCTGAGGGAACTACCTGCGCGCCGGCGCGCGGCCCTGCGAGGCCCCCACGGACTCGGGAAGACCGCCCTCGCCGCCTGGGTGGTGCTCTGGTTCGGCTTGACCCGCAACTGCGTGGAGGGCGACTGGAAGGTCGTTACGACCGCCTCTGCGTGGAGACAACTGTCGCACTACCTCTGGCCGGAGATACACAAATGGGTTCGTCGTCTGCGGTGGGATCGTGTAGGGCGTGGACGCTTCGACGAGCGGACAGAACTCCTAATCCAGATGCTGAAGCTCAGCAATGGCGAGGCATTCGCCGCGGCCTCCGACAAGCCGGACCTCATCGAGGGGGCCCACGCGGACCGCCTGTTGTACGTGTTTGACGAGGCGAAGGCAATCCCGATGGAGACGTGGGACGCGGCAGAGGGTGCGCTCGCTTCGGGCGACTGTATGGCGCTGGCGATTAGCACCCCTGGCGAGCCTGTCGGGCGCTTCTACGATATCCATGCTCGCAAGCCGGGGTATGAGGACTGGTGGGTAAAGCACGTCACCCTGCAGGACTGCATCGTGGCTGGGCGGGTATCCCAGGAGTGGGCAGAGCAGCGGCTACTCCAGTGGGGCGAGGAGTCGGCGGTATACCAGAACCGCGTCCTGGGCGAGTTCGCTTCTAGCGAGGCAGACGGTGTCATTCCGCTCTCGTGGGTAGAGGCGGCGAATGACCGCTGGAAGGCGCTGGAGGAGTCGGGGGAGTGGGGGCCACTGACGCGACTCGGTTGCGATATAGCCGATGGCGGTCAGGACCACAATAGCATCGCGCGGCGTCACGGCATGGCGATCCGCAAACTGGATAGACCGAACGAGCGCGATACGATGGGAATGGCGGGACGCATTGCTGGCATTCAGGAGCAACACAAGGTTGAGGCCGTCGTGGATGCTATAGGCATCGGGGCAGGGGTAGTGGCAAGGCTGCGCGAACTCGAACTGCCCGTAGTGGCATTCAGCGCGTCAGAGGGCACGAAGATGCGCGACCTTTCTGGGGAGATCAAGTTCCGCAATAAGCGTTCCGCCGCCTGGTGGACAATGCGGGAGCTACTCGACCCGGCGAATGCACAGGGCGTCGCACTGCCTCTCAATGATCTGCTGACCGGGGACCTGACGGCACCACACTGGCGCGATACATCGAGCGGGGTGGGAGTAGAGAGCAAGGACGACATCCGCAAGCGGATCGGGCGCTCTACCGACGATGGCGACGCGGTAGTGATGGCATTCTGGCAGGAGCCGGTGGGGCAGTTCGCAGAGGCATTCGAGATATATGTCTAGGGGCCGCGCATGGGACTAATCTCCGCAATCCAACGGAGTATTGGGCAGCGCCTCGCTAGGGCGCTGTCTCCATATTTCGGGCCTACCATCGACCAGCTCGGGGCCTCTCCCACGGAACCGGGTGCGGGCGAGGTCGGCCTTGTCGATTCCGACTTCGTCACGAGTCTAACGCGACGGTGGCGGGTAAGCCAGAACCGGGAAGAGCGGCATTCGATTCGCCGGCGCATGGCCGAGGAGTCGGCGCTGATATCCAAGGCGCTCGATGTGATTGCGGACGTGGCGACGGCGCCGGAGGA